ACCCGTTTTTTCGTTTCGCACTAAATAAAACAAGAATAGAAAATGGATGAAAAGAAAAGAGAAATCAGAACCATTCCGTGCAAGCTGGCCGTTAGAGAGCTTGCGCCGGATGCGGAGGGCGAGTCTCGCACCATCACAGGCACGGCCATCGTGTTCAATGCTGAGAGCGAAGTCCTCGACGACTGGGGAGAACGATTCCGGGAAATAATCCGCCCCGAAGCATGTACGATGGAGTTCCTGAACTCTCAGGACATCAAGATGAACATGCTGCACGACCGCGCACTGACTATCGCCCGCTGCAACAAGGGCGAGGGTTCGCTGCGTTTGAGCGTGGACGAGAAGGGCGTGAACTTTGAGTTTGAGGCTCCCAAATGCGACATCGGCGACCGCTGCCTGGAAATGGTGAAGCGCGGCGATTACTCTGGATGTTCCTTCGAGTTCTGGCCTGGCGATTATGACAAGGTTGTGGACGGCAATGATGTGACCATCATCCACAAGCGGTTCGAGTTCATATCAGCTCTCACCATCGGCATGGATCCTGCCTACCGGCAGACTACCGTGAACGTGCGCGAACTGGAAGAGAAAAAGCGTGAGAACGAGCCGGATGCAGAAGAGGAGGAGCGCAAGCGCAAGGAGGCCGAGGAGAAGGCCGTGCGCGAATATCGCGAAAGACTCCGCCGCATCCAGCTGAATGAGTCCATCGACTTAGATTATTAACTTAAATATTTTTGTGTATGAAAAAGATGACTAAAGGCGAACTCCAGGTTCGCAGCCGTGAGCTCCAGGCTCAGATGAGCGAGCTCAACGACAAGGTTTACAACGAGAAGCGCAACTTCACCGAGGAGGAGCAGAACAAGTGGGATGCCCTGACTCGCGAAAAGACGCTGGTTGACGCTGAGATTCGTGCACAGCTTACCGAGCGTGAGCTGGCCAAGTACGATGAGCGTAAGTCTAAGGGTGAACAGTTCCGTGAACTGTTGCGCGAAACACGCGACGGCGGCAAGCAGCGTGAGATCCTGCTCTTCCCCGCTGGTGGAAACGTGAATGCCAACGTAACGGCTTCAGGTGCCATCGAACTGAGCATCCATGAGATGATCCCGACACTGCACGAAGGTCTCGGACTGCCGGAGCAGTTGAAGATTGTGACGGGTGTGACGGGTAACGAGGTATGGCCTGTTTCCATCAACGACGTGGAGATGGAGGAGGTTGGCGAGACTGTACAGCTGAGTGATCAGGTGCTCGACTTCCAGAAGATCACCCCGACACAGCACCGCTGTGGCTTGAAGGTGCCCGTAAGCAACATGGCCATCGACAATGCCGCATTCGACCTCATGGCATTCGTTCAGACTAAGTTCTCACTCGCACTGCGCAAGTATCTGGCCAAGAAACTCTACAGCCAGGCTGACTTTGATGGAAACAAGGGCCCGTTCAGCAACCTTTCACCTGCTGGTACCATCACCATTGGCGACGGTAAGGAGTATGAGAGCATCCTCGCTGCTGTGGCTGCATTCTCTGACAAGGGCTTCTTCGAGGGCGATGTATGCCTGGTTCTCGACCGCGTTACTGAGGCCAAGCTGAAGGCTACTCCGAAGATCGCAGGTGCCGCCGGTGGCTTCGTAGTAGAGAATGGCCTGTGCGCCGGCTATCCCTATGTGGTTACTCACTATCTGAACACCACACTGTCTGGCAGTTCACTCGTTCCCACTGCTGGACGTTCAATCGGTATCGGTTACTTCGAGTGGTTCGCTCTCCAGCAGCATGGCGACGTGCGCATGTTCGTAGATCCAGTGACACTGTGCGACTACAATATCACCCGCGTGGTACTGAACACCGCATGGTCGTTCACCGATCTGTCTAAGTACATCAACGGTGCCAACAACGTAACCCAGGCATTCGCCCTGTACTCAGTTGAAAACGCTGTTTCATCCTCTCGCATCTAACGCTTTCTCTGGGCTGATGTGTAGTTCGGCGGTGGAGGGTTCGCCTGAAGCCGCCGCCTATACCAGCCGGAAAGAATAAAAGTCATTAACAACGTCAAAGTCAAATGTCACTGATCACTGATGCCATATTCGTACAGGCATTGCGCTCGAACAGCACACTCATGCAGCAGCTGGCCGACGGTGATGTATATAACACCACCATCGCACTGCCGGATGAGGAACTGGACAACGCGGAACTGCCGTATATCATCGTTTCATTCGACGGATTCACCAACGAGGGCTCAACTAAGGACAATGCCTTCGAGGGTGACACCGACCGCGTGACGGTGAGCATCGAGGTAGCGGCAGACACGCGACCGCAGCTGGGGCAGATCATGCAGGATGTGCGCTCGACCATCGTCAACTTCTTCGAGGAAAACTTCGGGGAAGAGGGGTATGAGCTCATTCCCGATGACTACCAGGTGAGAGGCTCGGCGGTGAACTACGATTCGCTGAAACCCTGCTACTACCAGGTACTGACATACGACTGCGACACTAATCCGTAAATTGCTTATGAAAGGCCAGAATCTTCGTATATTGCTCGGCGACAAGTGCGTGGCATTCGCAACAGCGTGTACCTATCACCTGTCAACGACGCTCGAAAATTCATCCACAAAGGATGATACTGACGGGTTCCAGAAGCAGGAAGTTGTCGGTTTTGCCGGTGACATCTCTTGCGATGCGCTCTACTCTATGGCTGCCGATGCCAATGGCGTGAACGGCGTGGATGCTCTCGACCTGCTGCTTGCAGGTCAGGAGGTAACCGTGAAGTTCAGCGGCACCACCAGCACGCAGAACCGCACTCCTACAGGCGTGGCATACACATGCCAGGGCATCGTGAACGACATCAGCGTGAACGCTACCAACAGGCAGAACGTGTCCTACACCATCCAGATTCAGATGAATTCCATGCCTACCAAGTCAGGCTCCACTTCTACCAATATCTGATTTGTTCAACCCACCCGCCATGCCTCACCGCGTGGCGGGTTCTAACTACACACCAACTTTATGAAAGCAGAGAAAACCATCAGCATCTGCGGCCAGGACGTGCAGATGCTTTATTGTGCAGCTACCGAAACAGGATTCGAGCAGCTGGCCAACCGTTCCATTAACGTGTTCCTTCCAGGGGATGATGACGAGAATCCCGCGGCAACGGGCGACGACTACATCAAACTTGGCATCGCGGCCATCATTGCGGCCTATGCCAGGAACGACCAGGAGCCGCCGGTGTCGGTAAAGGATGTGCTCTATGAGGCAACCCCGCAGGAGGTTGTGGCACTCATCACATCGGCTGTCGAGCTCCGTGCAAAATGGTACGATGTGCCTGGCATCGTCGAAGAGGACAAAAATGGAAAGCGGGGAAAAAGAAAAAACGCCTAAACGCCCATGAGAGCTACCAGCTGCTTGTGGGCGAGATGGGAGTACCAAGGCGCGATTACCTCTACCTGATGCCCTACTGGGAGATCGTGCTCACGGTGCGCGGCTACTACCGCCGCAATATTCTACAGTATGAGCTCCAGCGCATCCAGGCCTTCAGCGCGGCCTTCGCCTTCGGTGGAAACAAGAACAACATCTCCCCGCGCGATTTCATCCCCCTACCCTTCGACGATGATGAAGGCACCGACGATGAAAACCTCACCGACGAGGAAATCAATGCCATGCGCAAGAGAATTGATGCGGAAAACGCGAAAAACTCTCAGTAACGTGCTCCCCGTTCCGTGCTTCGCGATCTTATCGCGAAGAAACCCAAAGGCACTTGTGTAAACCCACAGGTGCCTTTTTCTCTTAATAAAAACATTCTATTATGGCAACTTATGATCTAAAGTACCCAGGCGCGGCGATAGATGCTATTCTTGATACCGCCTACGACTTGCAGAACGCAGGGTATATATTTCGCGGACTGGCTTCCGAGTATTCAAACACACCCACCGAGCGCAGCTGGGTGCTGGCCGGTGAGGGTGAAACAGGCCACGGATTCACATCGCCCGTTCCCAAGGGCTACATCGGCGTGTGCGTGTTCAACGGTACATCCTGGACCGGCAAGCTGCTGAAGTGCGTGTCTATCGACTCAACACCCACCAACGGCAGCACCAATGCCGTTTCTTCAGGCGGTGCATACGCATCCATCAGCCAACTGGCCGACACCGTGAACGAGGCCCTCGACAATCTTACCTTCACCGATACCACACCATCGGCCTTCCTTGGCGAGTATATCACCGAAAAGGTATCGACCACCGATGGCGGCCTTGAGCGCATTCTGACGTATTTCACAATCCTATCGGCCACAGCTTCAAAGGCAGGCTTGCTGTCCGCAGCAGACAAAGCAAAGCTCGATGCCATCCTGGGTAACCTGCGGTCATTGGAGATTGATGACACCACAGCCTATGCCGACCTGGGCGACAAGATCGTGGAGAGCATCAAGGCCACCATCGGAGGAACCGAGGAAACCATCTCCACCTTCCAGCTGCTTGCCGCCACCGCATCCAAGGCAGGTCTGCTGTCAGCAGCAGACAAGGCCAAGCTCGATGCCCTGTGGTCATCCGGCTACCAGTTCGCAGGAATCGCCACACCCAGCACCACACCCGTCAGCACCACCTCGAAGATCTTCTACATTGCAACCGAGGCTGGCACCTACTTCAACGCCGTCACTGTCACCCATGGCATCAACATCCTGTCATGGGACGGCACAACATGGAGTGCAGTGCAGGTTATCGGGATAGATGATGAGCCGACTGCTGGGAGTAGTAATCTTGTTGAAAGCGGCTGTGTGTATTCAGCAACAAAGGATTTGAAAAAATCCATAAGCTCGCAAGAACTTCTTACCCCTTATTCCGTAACAGCAGACAGCATTGTTAACAGTGACGGAGAAATTGTTTCATTTGAGGGTGTTGAAATTGATAAATACCATGTCACACAAGGTACTGATTACATTGTCAGACTGTTAAGAAGTAAAGGTTTCTCAAGTCTGTATATAGTCAATTGGTTCAACGATAACGGGGAAAAGATAGGAGCAGACCTGTTCCAAGAAAGAAGTGAGTCCGAGATTACCATTGAAAATGTAGTCACAGCCCCACAAGATGCGGTGGCTGCATATATAAACATACAGACAAACAGAAAGGATTCGTTGTATTTCCACAAACTCAATGCGATTGGAAGTGCTGAATTAAAGACAACAACGGATACGATAGTAAATGTTGCGAACAGGTTTGCAAAAGAATCGTCATCGTCACATGGTGTTGACTATACCAACATCGAGTATAATAAATACAAGATCAGCGGGACCAGCACCTCAACTTCATTCTATGAGATATTCAAGGGAGAGTTAGATGGTTTGTCTGCGGGGGACATGTTGCTTGTGGGATATGATGGTGTAAACAGCAGACTAAGAATTTACTCCGTAGATGCGTCAAACAACTACACGGAATTATCTGGAACCAATAGTCTATTACATATCCCGAATAATTACGACAAGATAGCTGTACGCTTATGGGTTGCAAGTGATAAAACCGTAAACGAGGTTGTATGTCCTATTGTTGTAGGTGTAAGCAAGCTCGTCAAGATGATATTGGATTCAACTATAAAGGTAGTAGGCACAAAGTCCTATGACTCCTGTGATGACATCTATGAAAACTGCGTTGTGACAGTATCCTCTTCTGCTGGTGTCAAGTCAATCCCAGATGCTCCTTTTGTCGGGTGGATTGTAAACATAATGATGAATAATGTGGCAAGATTCCAACTTGCACTCCCATACAACAATGGCAATGTGCAGTACAGGAGTTGTCTTGTTGATGGAGAATGGATTGACTGGAAGATGATTGGTAGTGGTGGAGGTAATACATATAATTATAATGTTACCCAGAATATCACAAGAGACACTTTCAATAACCAATATAACATTGATGTAAGTCCAATAATAACCACCGATAGCAATGGATGGCTACAGCCTGTGGATACAGATACTGCGGATGAAACAGGTAAGACGGATATGACATCAGCTATCATGGCTATGTTGAACAGTACGGGTTACTGCCACCTTGCGCCTGGTATTTTCTATGTCAGCGGGAATATTGACATGCCAGAAGGATCACTGTTGGAAGGTTGTGGCAAGGATACGATTATCCGTTTGCTTGCAAGTGTGTCAAGCGGATATATTTGCAGGATGCACACCAAAAGTACCATACGCAGTGTTTGTTTCAGTGGCGCATACTCGTTCTCTGAGTCCGATATAGCAAGTTCAGACATAGGCACAAGGAACGGCATTATATATATAGGTAACAGAAACGGTGAAGACCAAGGTGTAACACCAAGAACAACTACTTGCTGTATGGTAAGTGAATGTTGGTTTGAGAATTTCAGTGGAAGTGCCATCTACGGCTACAATTCAGGAGGTGGACTCCAAGAGGGAATGATATGTAATAACAACTATATTACTATGTGTTCTGCTGGAATTAACCTTGACTACTGGGTTGAATACTGCAAGTTTACAAACAACATTATCTTCAAATGCCACTATGCTTGTATAAACAATGGTGGAAACAATGTGTTCACGGCTTGCACATTCCACGGAGTTATAGGGTTCCTTGTTGACAATTCAAACGAGGATAAGCAGAATAACAGTCACGGTTCTGTTGTCGGATGCACATTCAACCACATCAACAACTGGAATAATCCAAGCGTGCTTGGAATGGGTGAGGCAGTTAAGATAATAGGTCCTGTCTATAATGGCTTTGTGTTTACAGGATGCCAGTTCTGGTATGGTTCAATTAATGTTACTAACAGTTCGGTTGGCATTAGCTTTACGAACTGCTTGATAGGTGGAAACAGCCCTGTGGTCAATATTGACAACGCCTCAATAGCGTTCTTTGCAAACTGCATCTTTATGCAGGCACCAACAATCAGCGCAAGTTCGTTGACTAAATTTGACAACTGCTATAACGGAAGCACTGGTGCAATTATACGACCATAATGTAATAACCATAAAACTTAAAATATGAATAAGATTATTGATTTCATTCTCCTCTTCCTTACATTGATAGGGATTATAGGAGGCATAGGTTACAGCATCTATGATGGAAGATGGCCTATTGCTGTGGGTATTGCAGTAGCAGGATACATGGCATGGCCTAAAGTGAAGAAGGTGTTTGAGGAGCTTATCTTATAATCAAAAAATATTTTAGTTATGACATATCAAACCCTACCTTGGATCGCGGGCAACCCATTAGCCCTGCGCATCCCATTACAGAAAGTGACAATCACGGCTGACGGCCATGAGACCGAGGACTATGAGCCGCAGGATGGTGACACGGTGACCATCATACTCAGGTCGCAGCGGAGTGAAAAAACATACGTTCCGGAGATAGAGGGCAACATCGCCACGATTTCCGACAACGGCACCCTGCTCATCGGGGAGTATGCCGTGGAGACGTTGGTGGTGGAGAGTGACGGAACCAAGCGGCGGTCATACTACCCGTTTGTCCTGAACGTGATGAAGGCCACACCCGACATGCTGGCCTACTTCGATGACTTCCCAGAATATGCCAACGGCGTACTGCTCGACACACCCAGCATCTTCTTCGCTGTGGGTGGTGGCACGATTGATGCCTACACGAAGGAGGAGAGTGATGCCCACTTTGTCAACAAGGTCGAGCTTACCGCATACTCCACCACCCAGCAGATGCTCGCAGCCATCGCATCAGCCCTGAACGGCTATGCCACGCAGCAGTATGTCAACGGGAAGGTGTCAGACGAAGCCACACGCGCCACGGGTGCAGAACAGGCATTGCAGACAGCACTCGACATCATTGAGGCGGTCATACCTTCGGCTGCCACATCATCCAACCAGCTCGCAGACAAGAACTTCGTCAACTCATCCATCAGCACGAACACGGCCACCTTCGTGGGAACATACAACTCGCTGGCAGAGCTTCAGGCCGTGACGGGTGCAACCAACAACGACTACGGCTTTGTTATCGAGCGGGATGAAGTCGGCAACGAATACTACGACCGTTATAAGTACAACGGCAGCCAGTGGCTGTTCGAGTACAAGGTGGAGAGCACCCCGTTCACATCAGCGCAGTGGGATGCGATTCAGTCGGGCATCACCAGCGCACTTGTCACGAAGCTCACGGCAATGCCCACCGCATCCGAACTCACCACAATGCTGAACGGGAAGCAGGACACCATCAGTGATCTCGCAGACATACGTTCAGGTGCCGCCCTGGGTGCTACAGCCGTGCAGCCATCCGCATTGGATGCCAAGGAGGACAAGGTTGACATCGTTTCAGCCAGTGGTGCAACCTTATCAGCCGAGGTAGGCAAATACTACACTCTCAGTAATGTAGGTACTTTGGCTATTACACTGCCAACCATTGCAAGTGGAACTACCAAGGTGCAGACGGTGACATTCTACATCGCAGCAGGTTCTTCTCCTGCCGTGACCTTCACTTCTACACATTCCATCTATTACAGTGATGGATTCGAGATTGCAGCAGATTCCACCTATGAAGTATCAGCAGCCTACAACGGCATTGCATGGGTGGTGGCAAGTGTTAAGATTGTAATACCGACATAGTATGAAACTGACAAAGGAAGATTACATGAAACTTGGCCTTGAAAGGTGTGCCGAGTTATTGGTGGAGAGAGATAATGAAACAACTATTCCATCATATCCAAGTTCGCCTTGGCTACCTATGGAGTATTGTTATTATTTTGGTGGTTCATGCACTAACCCAAATAAAGATTGCTTGAATTGCCCAAGGAAGACAATTACCACTTATACGACAACCTCTACTGACAAACTAAAGAAGGAGGACTGAGTATGGCAACACTACTTAATAGAAGAAGGTATATGGGAGGGGTAAAAGAGCAAGGGCATAACTTACCTGCTGAATACCAAGAGGTCAAGTATATAGAAAATATAGATGGAACTACTCCTCTTGAAACTGGATATAAATTCAATTTCAACAACTATGAGTTTGAATGCAAGTTCTCAAAGGATGCTGTGCCAGCGGTAAACCAAGAGTCTGTTTTTGGAACGATGTTTACAAACAACCAACAATTCAGATTCTATTATGATATTCGTCCTGTTAAACAAATGCAATTCTCTATAAGTAACAAAGAAGACATAAAACTCTCTGATTCTTATGGAGTCGTGCATACTGCTAAGTATATTGGAGGTTCAAGCTCACAAGAAGTGTGGTTTGATGGTTCTCAGTTAAGAAGCTACACATATACTGACCTTCCTTCGACCACCACATTCCAATTAAGACTATATAAAAATGCAGGTTCAGACCAAAGTTTCAAAGGGAAGATATGGTATGCGAAACTCAGGAATATTTCAGCAGATACAACCCTTCTTGAATACATCCCGTGTTATAGAAAAGTTGATTCATATCCTGGATTCTATGATTTGGCAACAGACACATTTAAGACAATAACTGATGCAGACCTACATTGGGTTTGCGGACCTAATGTATAACTTAAAACGATACAACAATGAAAAGATACTATAATGCAACCACTAAAGAGTGGTACACCGAAGGTAATTCAATTACCAAGAATATATCTAACGGAGTGTTCAGTGGCATTCCAAGCGAACAACGATTAACCGAATGGGGATTTGTTGAGTACATTGAACCTACACCCACCCCCGAAGAACTCCTTGCAAGAGCCAAGGCAAGCAAGATTGCAGAGCTTGAAGCCTATGACCAAAGTGAGGTCAATAGCTTCTCAGTCAACGGCAAGGACATGTGGTTAGACCATGACCTAAGGCAGCAGCTTAGAAT